CGATACCCGCCATCAAATCAATCTCCAGTCAGATCTATCCGCCAAACAGTACGATCATTTAAAACCATGTTTTGCGGTAAAAAACCAAGCCGGCGAAGAAAACGTGCCGCCCCGTTGAAATTCTCATCACAAAGTGTGTATATCACCATCGGTCTCGGAAGGCTTGATAAAAATCTAACTGCCTTTCTGAAAATAAAAGGACTCTTTAACTCACCTCTGATATCCATAAATCCCCACGCGAGACCACCCGGACCAAAACTTACACCGGCAACACCTAAAATTCGAATGTCATCCCGACATGTCACACCATCGACAATATCACAGTCAAAACGAGACCGAGTAGCGATGTAAATATCATCAAGGGTGAGCTTCGAATATTTCAAATCACCCACGATCATGTGTCACCATCGACAAAGTCATTGTTGCAATGTGACAAGGGTACGGTGCTCGCATGTCAATGTGAATTCTTGGGTCCGTATCCCAGTCACCTTTAAAACTTTCACCATCCGTGTCCCAATTCTTTATGACTTGTGAAGGCGACAAAGGACGTCCTTTGTAACTATCGGCAATTCTTGTAAGTTTCCCGTCATCCGATCCCATTCTGACACCATCCGGTGCGGTATCGATCATGTTGAAACTCAAATGATTTGGCCTTTTTCTCTGATTCAAAGCCGTCCCCATTTCAGAACCATAGCCTAGCTTCGTCGATGTCCAGTGACCTGTATATGCCAAACCAACAATACCTTTTTTGACAACAACCGGCACTTCTGCATTTCCACCCTGGACCACAACCATGGAATCCTGATCAGCAACCGCAACACCATCGGCCCAAACAATAACCTGTTCCCCCTCAAGATGTGGAACAGGAATTGTCGTCGATCCAGAGCCAAGATCAAATTCTATGAAACTATCAGCCATCTTATTAATCTCACCACCAACAGTCTCCGACACCATTGCAAGACGTTCGTAAAACCTCACATCCACGCCATTTATTTGTCTGATTATATAAGCAGTTACAATATCCTCTCCCACGCCTGGTCTAATGCACATTGATTCCACAAGACCTTTGGTTTTAACCCTCGACCAAGCGTCAACTTTTTCCACCTTGTCGTAAGTCAAAGCCCTGACCTCACCATTGGTGAGCAGGAAAAAAACACGAGTGTACGGTTTCCTCTGAACATAAATTGACTTGATGCCCGGCGCACAAATGTCAGGGTGCTTTAACGTTATTTCCCTGGTGCCGTAATCACTCCCACCTTCAGAATTATCGTAAGATATTTCACAAACACCGTACCCATTACGATGGGTAAATATACCACTTGCGTCGATCTTCACAGGTTGCACATCAGCACAGCCAAAAGTTGAAGCGTCACGAGGAACAAAATCAGTCGGGGTGATAACACCATCGAAAGACGACGACCGAACAGAAACTTCACTCAGCAGTGACCCCGCAATAAGCCTCTGAAGACCAAGGAGCCATTGTGCACCATCCCCAGACTTAAACCCCAAGGAACGAATCACCGGGGCGCTGTCACCCTCCACATCCTGATCAAAAGAATGATACTCATCCGACACGCTGCCGAATGCCTTGCCACCAAGCTCATACCACAATCGACCGTCAAAAATATCAATCGAGCGCGGCCATCCTTTTTCGTCAGACCACATTCCAATTCGCCAATCAACAGTCCCGTTCACATCACCAAAAGACTTTAGAACTTCAACATCAACTTGTGATGGGGACGTGAATCCCAAAACACGAGCTATCCCCACCGTTACGCCACCCTCATATCCCAAATGAACAACGGGAGAACCACTTGTATAATCACCAGATTTTATCACAGCTCGATAATAAACAATCTGATTGTCCAATGAATCAGAGATTGTTGGGGTAGTGTTCGTCACATATGTTGCGTATGTGGTCCAACCCGATGGGGAACCAATCGCCTGTTCGAGCGTGATTGTACCAACCCACGTCCCCGTGATCGACAAATCCCAAGATCTGCCAGCACCAACCCCTGTTATGCGAATTTCATCAGATTCCTGATTCGCCCCTGTAAAATTCGCATAAACATTCTGACTTCCGTGTGTGAGCCTGAACAACGCCCCGACATGTTTAGGCTTAAAAACAGGACGATCTGATGAAAGAGTCGTCATACCAGACGTTGATGCAGGTGTAAGAATTACATCTCTCACATTTGGATCGGTAAAAGGACCATCTTCTGGTTTATATCTCTCAAAAGACCACGATTTTGTATTTCTCCGAATGATTTTTCTTTGCTGCCGGCCAGACACACCAACATAGATATCGTTTAAATCCAAACGATATCTAAGACTTTTCAACTCAGACTCAGACCATGATGACGGAATGGACAACACACAACACACCCGCCGGGTGTATATCACAACTATCGACAATTGAATCACGTCGAGTACTGTTGAACATTTCAATGTGAATAGTAGCAGTGTTCGGTGTAAATGAAAAAACATGATGACCATCTTCAAGTAATGCCTCACCCACCAGGTCATCATCACCCGTCGTTGTGCCAATCCTTAACACAACAGGACCACGTTCAACATCAATGATGATGGTGTGTTCAACATCTTGATCTGAAATAGATATGGGAACACTTTGAGTTGCGGACGCTCTAGAAAAACCAGCCCCATGTAGTGTCATCATTCCCACAGGTGCGGATGAGATAGACGCAGATCCAGTTGAAGAATCTGTCCAACCAACAATTGAAGTCATGTCGCCATCGATAATGTTGGTAGCGACATGATTAACATTCAAATACTGATCATCATTCCCACGAATATTCATGAGGAAATCAGACAACTCAATAACAGCCGTATCGCCAACCGTAAACGCAAACGGAATCAACTCAGTCAGATTACCACTGGTTGACGTCCCCTTCATTTCAAATCCAGGACGAAGGGACATTTTACCTGTAATTGCAGGGAGGGAATTCTCCATGAAGGAAGCTGCAAAACGCAATCTGTCAAGATCGATCCGGGGGACAATGTCGTCCCCCACCTCCCCACCATTCAAACTGTAAATTGCAACCTGCGACTTCATTACATTATCGAGCCTTCAACAATAACTGGGTTGATTTTAAAAAGAGTCGGTGGCGGATCGTCACTAAACCCCATGGAATTCAACCACGAGCCTTTTCTGATAATGATTTTACGCTGATCAGCAGAATTTCGTGTACCAGAATTTCGAAGCAATTTTTTTTTATCCAACTTCAACCGCTTCAACTTTGTCTCAGACTGAGTCAGTCTCTCGCAGCACGCCAGCGCCAGATTCATCCCGACCATAGCCGCAAAACGACGTGTCCATGTCGGAATCAAACCCTCACTCGTTATATCCGAGCTGATGTATCTCATCTCAACGTATTTTGTTGAAGCGTGGATATTTCCACCCTCATCAGAATAAAATGGAACTGTCATAGAATTGACCCCACAGTTCCGGCGATAGATTGAACTTTCAAACCTGGAAGAACCTCTATCGTCGCAAGCCAGTCGGAGGGCTTGTCAAAAACATATACCATGCCACTTGCGGGCGTTACCCCAACAAGTGGCATAAGGGGCACGTGTTTTTTAGCAAAGTTCCAGGGAACTTCTTCAGCAGTGTCGAGAACCACATCAGAAAAAGCACCATCTAACACCAGCTCACTTTCCAAATCAGAAGAAAGCGCAACCAAGGAATCACTCCCAAGAAGTCGCAACGCCTCGTTGTAGATGCCTAATTTAGTCGCCATCCTTATAATCCTTGATAGCCCATGCAACCGCTTCATCGCGAGTCGCATGACGCTTACTCACAACCTCACCGTCAAACACCACTCTGTGCTTATGACCACCCCCAGCTACAAATTCCACCTTGTAGCCTTCTGGCACACCTTCGCTTACCATGGGCCGGCTGACCGGCGGCAAACTTACATCGGAATCAAATAGTGATGCAATCGCCATGTAATCAATCAAAAGCCGTGTGATTACACCAGTTTCCTTCACTCGCAAAACTCGAAGTTCCAAGTCAATTATACCATCCTCGGAAATAACCGAAACCACAGTATTCGGCATAAGCTCACGACGAAAATTCACAAAATATTCCGGGGACATAATCTGTTTGATCGTTGTCCCTGAAAGAGGTTCGGCAACAAACCGTCGATAAGCATGATCAGCCATTCGAAAACGCTTGTTACCAGAAAGTCTCACAGATTTTGACATATCACATCATCCCATTCAAAATTAAAATCAAAAGTGGTGCGGGGTGTGATCCCCGCACCATTGGAACATCAGTCTGTGTCAGTAGCCAGAATTACCGTGCCATCGGTCAAATCAGCAGCACCGGCGGTAATTGCATCAACATAACACTGGAAGATTGAAATCGGCCTTGTCGCCTTGTCCGCCAAACTTGCGTAAGTTCGAACAAGAACTGAATCACCAGCCTTCAACCCACGATTCTCTGCATCTGAAATATAACCGGCATTGTTAGCCGTACCGATCACATCGACAGTGTCAAGAATCCAGCTTCTCTGCGCAGAATTGGTTGAACCAGCATAAACACAGTTTAATTCATCACCAACATAGGGCATTTAGTCACCTTCCTTTCTTATGATGTGGCCCCAACGGCGATGGTGTCGTCGTGGGTGATTTTCAAAATACCGGCATTCTGAAGAATCGCCGACCCATCATAGATGGTGTGACGTGACCAGGAACGATCCTGCTTCTTCTCGTAATCGGCTTCTGATTGAATACCGGCAGAACTGATCGCATGACCAACCGCCTTCTTCGAAAACGCAAAACACGTCGCAGTTGCGGTGCCCATGCCAGGCAGCCCCGTATGCATGATGTGCTTTGCACCAATGAAATCGGTCATTGGATCTCGACCTGCACCACCAGAAAGAGGCTTTCGACCATTGTAATCAATGGATGAAAATTTGGTATCATCAAAGAGACGACCCCACGCTTTCGGTGTCCACAAAAAAGCAATGTCGTCACCCAATGTCACGTCACCTTCACCAAGATCCGCGATGATATCAAGGATAATGCTGGACGTGAGAAGTTGTGCCGCCGCCGACGCATATGTGCCGGTTGCAGTCACAAGAGTGTCGATGATCTTATCATCAATGTGACGTGCGGCGGCATTCATGCCAGATTTGATCATGATTCGACGAACATCGCCCTGACCGGTGAAAATATTGTAACCAGTCCGCTGTTGCAATTCATGAAATTCATCAAGCGTGACGGGTACGGGGGTATTGATCTGATTTCCCGTGGGAATATCACCACCAGCGCCACGCTGAACCATCTCATCAGCCTTGCCCTCCACAAGGAAGGTTGTAGAACCACCACTGGTTATAGTATCCGTGGTGACGCATTCACGTAAGAACGTCCGGCCTCGCTGAAAGGCTTCCTCGGACTCCTGTCGAAATTGAATAAGTGCGGCTTCATTAGCCATTTCCTGTCCCTTCAAATGTAAAATAGAAGGTCAGGCAATCCGGGAAACCCGTTCTCTCGACAACATCATTAAATGGGAAGCGATAATCATCGGGCCATTTATTGTCGAACGGGGGCGTTCATGCTGACAATATAAAATTATTGTCACAATTATAAAAAGAACGCAACAAAAAAATGATCGTCCCCGCTTTTGATTACAGGAACGATCAAGTTTAAGGAGGAACCTCGTTGACCATCAGGCACACACAATGAAAAACCTGATGGTCAACGGCATGTCATCTTAGATCACAAAAAGATCAACCTGTCAATCGCCGACCACCATTTTCATCATCCTCAATGCGAACATTCGGTACAAATGTAAGAGCTTCGGCCACCGAATACGAACCATCCGAATTACGCTGTTGAGTGGTCACCTGAATGACACACCCTGCTTTTGAAACCTGCATTGCTTTTGTTGACTTCATCCAACCTTCAGATTCAGATGATGCCTTGCAAAGAAGTTGAAACATGTCGCCATTGCCGACAAACTTTACATCGGGAACATTTTTTGTCGTACCATCGGCGTCACTGTTGTGGAGCGTTTTAAAATATCCATCGGCCCGAACAATAACTTGCTCATCTTCAAGAAGCGTCACGGATGCGTCAGCGTCACTGTCATAAAGCGTTTTCAATGTAACATCCGAATCGACCGGCTCTGTCATTCCAGGCATCATTGTTGGTTCATTTGTCATTTCTGTCTACTCTTTCTTTTTTCCTGTTTTTCAATAATTTCGCGCATTTCCTGTTCGCCGCCACCCTTCCAATAAGATTCGAATTCATCCTCATTTTCAGAATTCGACATCCGCCTCAGCTCTGTCAATCGATCATCGTCAGATTTCACTTTTTCAGAACTCTCACCACCAATAAAGTCCCCAGGACCACCCATGTCAGCGGCCATTTGGGCAATCATTTTCATGAAGGGTACGTTGTGACCGACACGGGAACCATCTTCAAGACGAGAATCAAGAAAATTACCAGCAGCTTCGGCACCCATCTGAGAATCTAACAGCTCGTAAACCATGTTCCTGTTACCGCGAAAATCACTACCCCACTCAACATTGAGGGCATCGGATGTTTCATTGCTTACCGCAAGCTCATGCTTGTCCCGAGCTTGTTCAGCGGCGTCAACACTGGTGAAATACCAATCCGCAACACTTTTCACCTGATTCGGATTCATGTTCAATTCATGAGCAACGCCAGTGAAAGCATCGACAGTGGCTTTATCCGCGTCGGTGGGCTCAAAATTCTCTGGAAAAACTTCACCATATCCAGAAGATTCTTCTGGAATACCATGAATGCTTCGATATTCCGCAACCTGCTCATCAGTCGGATTCTCACCAAGAACTGGTGTCAAACTTCCATTCCTAAGACGAGTCTTAGAAGAAATCAAAGCATTAACCAAAGCGGTTGGGCTGGTGTAATTA